ATACACCTTTGCACCACTCTCATATGTTTTCAGATAACACCTATACCTGACATCCCCCTGTGTTGCAGGATTGAAGGAAACACTAAAGGCTGTCCATGTGCTGTTGTCTGTCAGTGTCTCCGTGCTGGTTACAGTGGTTGTTTCAAGGGTAGTTGCATCAGAGATATATTCAGCCTCAAAGTAGAGTTCAGAGGCTGTAGGGAAGGTTGCCCAGCCTTCTCCTTTGATGTAAATGCTTCGAGTCCAAGAAGAAGCATCTACGTCCTTCTCAGTCCACTCAAAAATTTTGACACCACCAGTCTCTGTTCTACAGTTGGAAAGTGGTATAACTTCTATAGACTCATTTGCCCCACCTGTGCGGATAGTTGTGGCATTATTAAGAACATCTGCATAAGCTGCATAACGATACTGTGCTCCTACCACTTTGTTATGGTCTGCCGAATATACATCTGCCTTATACGGGTTTGTATGATTGCGGTTTGTAAAGCTCAAACCCGCACTTGGCAACTTAGCACCTCTGATAATCAGCTTCTCTCCCCTGTCATACATATAATCTATGCTATTCTTAATACTGTTCCCTTGACTATCCCAGCCTATCACTACTGAGGGACTAATTTTAATAATCCCTGTTGCCGACTGGATAAAATACTTGTTTCCATAAACATAAGCGTCTTTGATGCTTACATCATTTGTATAAATATATATCAGTGCATAATTGCCAAAATACTCACCTGACAAAGCAATATCACCTGCCGCATAAGAACCATTCTGATTAGCAAATGCTTTTACATCAAGCACTGTTCCACGGGATACATACATCCAATAATTGGCAGAAGTGACAACTCCTTCTATATATCCTCCTGACATGCTGCTGTGAGAAAAATTCCTCATAACTCCATTAAAAGTAACAAAATCACCGCATCCGCCTCTAAAGCCTGTCATCAGCACTTCATCAAACACCACGTTATCCCTTGTAGTATTGGCATTGTATATCTTTGGTCTGTTGGTATTGTAGTTTCCTATTGTAGTTGATGCACCTATTTTGTAGAACCTTACATTTCTTGAGACACAAACCACTCTCCCGCCGGTATAGAAAGTACCACCCGGGTGAGCCTCGTTAATGGTTATATCTGTATTGCTACCAGACAGGGCAAGAGTATTGATAGTTCCAAGGAATGTATCAGTTAGATAACTGGCGTAAGTTGTTCCCTTGTGTATGTATATCTCACCACCTACAGGCCATGAAGTTACATCACCTGTTACAGTCAGGGTAGAGCCAGTTGTCCAGTCGGAGGCAAGGGTAGCACTGTCAGTCCCGCCGTAATAACCACTGTTACCGTACATCTTGACCTGTCCACCGGAAACTATAAGGAAGCCTTTTGCATTATCGCTGGTAGTATTCCAGCCAATATCACAGGTATAAGAACTTGATAAAGGTGATGCTGAAGTACCAAGTTTAACAAGCCCTCCATTTTCCACTCTGATATCAGCATGACCAAGGTGGAGTTTAGTTGACATGGAGGTTGAGAACTCAAGTGTACCATACACTGTTATTTGTCCCAACTCTGTAGTAGAACTGACATCATATGTAACAGTATGGCCGGCAGAGATTGTAGCAGTGTCTCCCACTACAGAAGGCGTGCCAGCACCTCCCCATGTATTAGGGTCTGACCATGGCCCGGACTGTGTGCTTGTATAGGCTGCCAATTACACCCTCCTCCGAATATCCATCAACCTTTCTGTTATCGCCTTGTCGATGTCAGCCTGTGTTGGTTCTGTAGGGAATGTTAATACCTCGTTGTATATCTCGCCAGTATCGTTATTTATGAAGTCAACACGTACCTCCCAGCCCCAATCTCTCTGAACCATACCCCAAGGGTTCTGTGGTGTAATGTCGGCCATTGCCTTGATATTGACTGTATAGGTTACACCCTGTTCTTGCGGAGCATAGTTGACAATATACTGGTTGATTGTATCGATGGTAGCCTGTGATATTACGCCCTTGGACTGTAGCAAGGGAAGTAACTCACCTTGCACAAGTGGACTGGTAAGGTCAACACCATCTGTGTTTTCAAGCATGGTCTTAATGGCTGTGGCTTCAAGTTCTCCAGAATTAAGCCATATAGAAAACTTCAAGGCGTCATCTCCAAGCAAATCCCAAAGCCGTCCTTTTGTTACATATACACTCATCTTTAACCCCCTGTTAAGTAAACCTTATCCACCTTATTACTCACTGCCCACTGCCAGAGATGCTCAGGAGCAGTATTTCTGACACCAAATCTATCCATAAAGTCTATAACCCCAGCATCATAACAGTCCTGCACGAAGGCGCTGTGGGTATAGACCGTTTTGGTCAAAGTAATTTTTCTGTCTGCCAAATCTTCCAAGGATATAGAAGGCGGCCAGGCTCCAGAAAAGCCCTGCCACAGAGTAATAAACACCCTCACTCTCAAGTTCCAAGGCACGATCAATGATGCCGTAGATCTCAGTAGTAGGGATAGTGTCAAGAGATATACTTCCTATAATAGCCCAATTCGTAGGTGTCTTCTCGTTAGAGGCATAAACTGTAATACTAACTGGGCCTGTCCCTCCACTATAAGTAACCTGGTCACTTCCATAATTAAGGGGACTGTAATTGGAAGTTGCATTTCCATCACCTGTAGTTGTTTGGCTTACTGGTATTTTTAACATAACATTCTCCTTTACTCTTTATAACTCCTCTTATTATAGCAATAAAATGCTATGTTAGTCTGCTTGCAATATAAAGAACTGTCTCTTTAAAGGACAAGTAGGTACTATCTACACGTCCCCACCTTGCTTTCTCCCCCCTACAATCAAAGTGAAACCCAGGGTTATTCCAGTCAGGATAGATACCGAAGCCTACCCTGTCTGTTATTTGCAGTTTCTCTAAAATATCAAGCAGAGCATTTATCTGGTCTAAGTAATTGAGTTTCGTTTTTATATGAAAATCGACAGCATTACCTCGGTAATGCTCTGATTTTTTAACATGCCCTTCAAGATCATAAGCATAATGAACTATAAACACAGCATCTGGGTCATACTCCTCCCTATAGAGATGTCTAACAGCAGATAAGGCAAGCAGGAGGAATCCATTTAACTTATCAGGGTCTCCCCAGTTCTCACTCCTGCTGAAACCTTCTATATAGTCCCAAATAAGCATAGTACCCCCTTTATATTTCAATACCTCCTAATCCGAGAAGTCTAATACACTTATCACTAACTGCCCATTGCCATATATGCTCAGGAGCAGTATTTCTCTCTCCATATTCCTTCGTAAAGTCTATCCTGGTAGCATCATAGCAATCCTGCACAAAAGCAGAGCAGTAAAGTCCGTTATGGCTGAAGTAGTTCCTCTTCTTCCCAAACCGTCCTGTGATATAGTAGGCAAACAAGCTCCAGAACAGCCCCGAGACGGGATAGGGAATCCCACTGTTTTCTAATTCAACTCCCTTCTTTATGATAACCTGCCTCTGTAAATTAGTTAGCGGTGGTTTTATCAAAACTGCTCGTTGCGCATGACCGTACTCCTCAAAACCGCTATACTGCACTCCATTGTCTATTCTCCAGATTGAATGCACCCTGATTGTGCTTTCAAGAAACAACCGCTTGTCATATACCAGCAAAGCATGAGACCAGAGAGAAGGACTACCATCTTCTGTAAGTACCTTCTGTCCATACTGTATTAATTGCTGAAAAGGGTTGTTACCCCCTATCAGCACAATATCTCCAGGCTCTGCCTCTTTTCTTAACACTTCAATATTCATGTGCAAACCCCTTATCTAAAAGTAATGTGTTCAGTAATACATCAACTCCATTCTCAGTGTAATAGACCTTCGCAAGATACCTTCCGTACTTTCCTTGCTTGTCCTTGTGAGTAAAAAGTACAACCCTTTTACCAAGAATTTTCTCCTCAACAAACTTTTTGGCCTCTAACCCTCTTCCCCTTTCCTCCCCACGCAACTCAGGGGTGTCAATCCCCATAAGTCTAATTGTCTGATGGCTGTATATATGGAAGCCGTGGTCAATACGGACGTGTATAGTATCCCCATCAACCACACGCAACACTTCAGCATTATAAATATAGCTCTCGTTCTTCATCATGGATTCCCAAGAACACTATGATTATCCTGCCAGTTCTGATCGTGCGAATCTGTAGTAGTTGTAGTAACAGGGTTATAACTGTCGTGTATAGACTTATCTGTTAGCCTATAGCCATCAGCACCATTGCCAGAATAATCACCCCAGGTCTGTGAAACATTATGTCCCGCACTCTGCCCAACAATAGACACAAGATCAACCGCATGACCAGCAAGGGAATCGTACAGGTAGTAATTACCTACTAATCTCGCTACAGTCCCAAGCAGGCCATACACTGCACTGTAATCAGGCAGACGAGGTGGCTTGAGCATGATTGCAGCAAGTACCCTGCTGATATCACCACCACCATTTGAGTAACAAGTCAGACGAAAACCCTTTGGCAGGGTTACAGCTTCTTCCGTGCTTATCTCGCACGCCTTAGCTGGTTCTGCTTTTGTCTGATTGCTTACTCCTATTGCATTTGCGTAACTTGTATAGGCAGTCTGATACTGACTATATATCTGTGAAGTTACGCACCCTGGAAGTACCAGCAATACCAAACCTATAAGTATTAAAAGTCTTTTCATCACTACCTCCTGAAATCAAATTCCAGTTCAATGATAGTAGTTTTAACTACCATTGAGACTGAGTTTTCAAGTTTACTCTAACTCCTCCCAGGCAGGCAAACGTGCGTCTTCAAGAATAGCTATAAGCTCTTCTTTTGTCGCATTGTCAAGCGTCTTTGCCTGTTTAATACCTTTTTGTATTATGACATAAATACCAGTAGCAGCACTTATCAGGTCTATTGCCAGCTTTACTGTTTCCCTTGCACTTTCAGCATCATCAAATGATATTTTCATTGTGTGCCTCCTATAAGGTTGAGTTCTACTGCTGTTTCTATAAACTTATTCACCAGCAGTGTAAGCTCAGATAAGGCTTCCTGATAAGCAGTGGAAGTCTTGAAGTCCTCATCCCCGAGCTTGATAGCTGTTACAGTCAGGTCTATTATCCTGTTATCAACAGCTCTTATCTTCTGATAGAGATCTTTCGCCCTGGCACAATCCTCCGGTTTTATCTCCCCTTGTTCACATGCTTTCTTAACCTTCGTAGCAACAAACGTGATCGTCTCATTGGTAGTGCTTACTGTCTGAACATATGAAGGATTATTAAGTGTTTGGCAAGAGGTGAAAGCAAATAGGAATATGAGTGCAACAGCTAGGCAGAATGCATAAAAAACCCGCATTATGTTATCTTGTCCAGTTCTTTTCATACTAACCTCCTCTGTTCCATTTTCGGAACCAGTTTTTGAACTTAGTTTTTATCCTTGAAAGTGAAAACGTTTTCACAAAAGTAAATCTTTGTTCATGTCTATCTGCTATACGGCTAAAACGTTTAAACCCTGTCCATTCAACCTTCTTCATGGCTCAAGCTCCCTCAAGACTTCCACTATGAGATTTTCAATTCCCTCATCTAAAGGAGTAATTAACTGTTCAAGATAATCTACTACAGAGTAGTGGTCAGGAATGTTATTATCAGCAACAAGCTCCTCTGTCCCCCATTTTACAAAGTCTGCAATATTGACCTTGTAAAGTTTCTCCCTGAAGTCCCTCAGTCTCACCTCCCTTTTCTCTAAATCCTCAACCCTCCTTTTGATGTACCTTATAGCCCACTTTACAAAGAACTTCTTGACTGCTTTTAACATACGGCCCTCCAGTCTTTCAAGGCACATAACAGTAAGTGCCTGTAATATGGGTCTAAGATACAGAAGCAGTCTTGCAAGCATCTGTATCTTTCCCCTTCACAAATAAGTACCAGTGACATTTTATTATACTACATATTCCAGTTTTATGAAAATTTGATAGATAGATTTCACACATGGATTTCTTGCACCATGCATCATCTTTGAGGTTGTCTTTGTCAGTCATATAACCAAAGGCATAGGGACACCATGAATTAGCTGCCATACACATTTCGTATATACCACCTTACATAAAATGGTACGTCTTCATCACAGCCTGACTTCAACCAGCGTTTGAAGTCTCCCCTTACTACTCCTGTAGTGACACCCCATGCACTTCCTGAAATAATGAAAAGTTCATAACAGCCTATACCCTTTTTCCTGGCACAGAATGTTACCTCGTCTATCCCCTCAAAAGTCCATAACGAGAGCATTTACCCTCTGCCTATGTAGGAAACTACAATAGCAACTACAAGAGAAATAAGGCCAGAGACAAGTCCCATTTTCAGATAGATGTATTTTATATCGTTTCTCAAATCGTCTATAGCCTTCCAGACTGAATCCTGCTCCCTGAGTCCAAAATCCTTCAGGTCTTTGATGCTTGCCTCTATACTCTCAAGTTTTGTGAGTACTGTTGCTTTGAATTTTATATTTAACTCTCGATCTTCCCGGCAGGTAGAAACATACTCACAAAGTGTAGGCTTAGTATCCCCCATCAGATAGCCCTCCTTATTTCAAGTTTACACCTAATGATATAAGGGATTAATTATACCTGTCAAACATTAAAGGTAAATCTCGTCAACCCCTTGAACTTTGTAATTTCTTACCCTCACTATAATGAAGCCTAATTCAACAGGGTCATACTCTCCCATTTCAGCGTAACCTGTAACACCATTATCTCCATACAGTTTGAGGAAGGAGCCTGTGCAGGCATACCATCTAAGTTCAGGGGAGATGTACCTTGATTCAGGGATTTGTTTTGTATACCCCTGTTTAATGTTCTTCCCATCATCATAAAGGTAGAGACTCTTGGTAGGCTTGAGAACAATGAGTTTATGTGCGTGGGCCTTCGCCATAAGGATAGCGTCGCCTGCTTTGAGGTAGAGATGTCTTTTCAGGATAATCTGCATATTAGTCTTGCGTTGAACAGGATCTCCCGCATGAGATTGTATATTCTTCCTTCCATGCATATAGAAAAACTTGAAACGAGGTTCCCCTTTTCTGTCAAGCACTGTAAACTTTGTAGAAAAAGTACCGTAGGGAACTTCTAATTCCTTGCAGATAACATCTCTTGTTATATTTCCATACTTCAGGAGTTTCCAGGTGTGGTTTCCAAGCAGCCAGAACAGTATTTTCTTTCTCACCTGCTTGAACGTTGTTATAACCCTTTCTGCCTGCTTGAGAGGTGTAGGAATGTTATGATCCACGCTCTCTACATTATACCTTTTATCGTCTACAAGGATTGCTTCTATTTCATCTCCCCCGTGTGCCATGTAGTTAGTCTTGCAGCCCTCGTATTCACTTTCGAGCATGTCTAAAAGTTGAGCAATTCCTTCCTCATGTTTCAGGATAGTCCCCTCATGGGTATCCCCCGCAAGAAAAAGGTTAAAATCAGCAGGTAATCTTTTGCTTAGTAATCGCATTAGCAACCCCCCTTGGTACTCGTAGTGATTTACCCCTGTGATACAGACAGTAAATGTGCCCTTCGTCCATCTCAGGATGAAGAGGTGTGTTACAGTCAGGGCATCTCTTCATCTTTCTTGCTTTTTTCTTGTACTTTAAACTACTACTCCTATGGTTTAAAAGATGCTTTTTGCAGAGAGTTCTGCCTGGGACAGCTTTCTCACTGCAATAGACACATAAACCCTGAGCAAGATGTCTCCGTTTGTATGCAAGATCACCCATCAGACACTCATGTCCCCCAAGTTATAGGTATACACCACTGCATAGGTAAGAATCATCGCCTTTAAATCCTTTGTAGGTTCTATAATGTCATGCACTACAGAAATACGTCTTGTATATGCTGCAAGGCCCCCCAGAGTGTAGTTTGACATGATAGCAGAGTGTATATCTACAAGTAATTGTTCCATATCAGAGGAGATGCCCCATACTTCGATATGTATCTCCCACTCCCACGTCTCCTTGCCTATAGCCCCGAAAGTCCTTGAACCCCTGCTTACGACAGATTCATTACCAGAATAAATAAATACCGCAGGGGTAGGAGTTACTTCTATATCGACAGGAACAACTCTTTCTACCTCTACAGATTTGACTGAACTTACATTATCCTCTATAACAGTCTTCAATTTATTCAGTATTGCAGACCTTTTACTTGCCATCTAACATCCTCCTTACATGAGAAGTAACTATACTCCTGAAACCTAAAGCGTATCTGTTTGCTATTTGTGAGGGAGAAGCAACAGGATAAATAGTAGCAGAACGAGTAAGTTTGAAGTAGGGGACTCTGGTCCTGCCTTGCCTCTTTCCCATTACAAGGCCATATACAGGGTCATACCAGAAGGCAGACCCTTTACCCAGGTCTTTTGCCTTCATCTGCTGTACTCCCCTTGAATCTACAGCAGGACTTCCTGGTATTGGAATAGTGAGATACCTGCTTGCCCTTGGACGTATGATTGTAGGGGAATCTGAAAAGTGAACACGAGCATACTTCCCCGCCTCCTTTGAACTCCCTATGATTACTCCTCCTATTACTGAGTCCTTATACTTCCTTACAGGTCTTGGAATTGTGCTTCTGTAAAGAGAACCTGAACGAACCTGCAAACCCCCCGGCCCCCCAGATAAATAGGTCTTCTTCACAAAGGCAGTCATACGATTACTCGCTTCTTCTACTGCCTCTTTTGTTACTTGAGGAACCCTCCTTGCTATCTTCTCAAGCCTCTTTGTACCGGCACTTGTGTCTATAGCTATCTTGATAAACATTTTACCTGTCTGTCGGAACTCGTCTGAAAGGTTTGAGAAGTGCCTTAACCTGTTCTAACAGGTCGCCTCTTTCGTTGATTGACATAGAGCCATTAGGCATAGATATTGCATTGATACCTAAATCTCTGCGTCTGCGGTAGTTATGCACTGTCTGGATAATACAGGCATACTTGATAGGGTCAGGAACCTGTATGACATTATTTGTTTCTGCATAACCCCCTGTCCAATCAATCTTAACTATACGTGGCTTTGAGTCCGATGGAGGTGTTGGAAACTCTACTATGCCCTCCTCATCCCACAGGTAATAGTCAGAGTCCTGCGTTTTGGCAGAACCGTTTACAGTTACAGTAAAAGTCTGGGATGTATCTACAGGATAAGCAGGAAGATGGTAGAACCTCTTACCTCCATTAAAGTAATGAGTATAAGCGTCCTTTTTCAGTTTCCGATTCAGGAAGTCCTGTATGTGGTAGCTTACTGATTCGAGAATAAGAGTGATGAGAGCTTGCTGCTCTACTGAACTCTTCTCAAGAAAAGTCTCTATGTCTGAGACGGACGCAAGTTTCACCTCTTATCAGCCTTCCTTTTTCTTCCACCCTTTTTAATAGCCCTGTCTACAACATCTTCAGCAGGAACATTCTTCTTTTCAGGCACTTCAGCAATAACTGTAGCAACCTTCCACTCCTGTCCCTCAATAGTCAAAACTTCCACTATCCCGTCATTGTGCGTGTAAGCACGGCCCTTGTCAAAGAAAGAATAGCCTTCCCTTACCTTGATCTTCATAAAACCTCCTTTGGGAAGATAAGGAGGGGCTATGCAAGCCCCTCCTGTTTAGAGTTCTTAGGTAGTAGCGTCGTTCACGAGGCAGAAGCTCTCGGGATGCCTTACTGCAATATCGACTTCCTGAATAGCTCTCACCCAGATCTGGTTCTTCTCAAACGCATCACTGGTTTCATTAGAGGCCATCAGCTCAAGACCGCCCCACTCAGCAATTATGAGTTCCTGCCAGTTACCAAAGTAAACCTCCGACAGGTTAGTTCCAGTCCCCTTTGTCAGGTTTGTAGGAATCTGGGTAGAAGTCTTGAAATCGTAGCCGAGAGCATCAGCAAGATTTTCGTTGCTCATAGGGAGCATCACGAAATCGCCACCAGTATCACCAGAGAACTGAGGTATCCTGGTCTTCTTCAGCTTCTTTGAAACCTTCGGGTTCATAGCATATCCCAGAGGACCTCTGAGAGCGTTGCTATCTTCGAGAGTTCCCACCATGTCAGCAGCAGTCTCAAAAGTGAAGTCGCCACCATCAGTACCTATGGCAACAGTATTGATACCAGCTGTGTTAGCAATACCTGTAGGCTGACCTCCTGTACCTGAACCTCTGAGAGCAGCAAGGTCAATAGCAAGAGCAAGAGCTTGTGCTATATCCCTTCTCACCATAGCCTCAGCAGAGGGGTTGGAGAGGTTTGCCAGCCTTGCAGACATCTTCACGAGGGCTGCAACAGCCTTTGGGGACATTGAAAGCTGTCCGAGGGTCAGATCACTTGCAGTGATAGCTGCATTCTCACCAACCCAGTACGCAGTAGCCCCACCAGTCTGCTTAGGTATCTCAACTGGAGACCCGGTAAGGTTATCAAGAACTGTAGCACCAAGGGCCATGACAATAGACTCAGCCCTGAGCATCTCGATAAGGTCTGTGATGTACTGTGTAGGAACGATGTAACCACCTGCACTGTCAGTACCTGTGGACATTGCCTTCTTCCTCGTCTCCTCAAAGACTGCCTTTTCAAAAGGTGCAATAGACCAGTCACCTGTCCTTATCGCATAGATAGCCTTTGCGAAGGAGAACTGTTCCTTCTCATCCTCAACACCAGGGAGACTGACCGCCCTGGACTTCACCCTTCCCTCAAGAGTAGTGAGCCTGGTATCAAGACTCTTGAACTTCTCGGAAAAGTCTCCGAAGGTCTGCTCTATGAGAGTTTTTTGCTCTTCAAGCAGTTTCTTGATAGCATCCATAACTTAATCCCTCCTAAATTTGAATTTAGAGTTAATAACTATAGCCCTAACCGTTTAACTACTGTTATGTATTGCTGTCTCCCCCAGCTACATCAGTAGTTATAGTGCGGAGCGTCCGTGTAAGCTCCTCAACTTTATCAAGCAGTTCATCCTCAGCAAGCAGGGTCTTCAGGTAATCCGCCTGCTCAGGGGTTTTCACTACCTCTTCATCAGCACCCTTAGTTTCCTCAGATACCTCCTCTTCGGCGATAGCCTTCACAACATCAGCTATCGACTCCTCAAAAGCAGTTATCTTCTCAGTAAGTTTCTCTACCTTGTCCCCAATACTTCTGAGTTCAGTGACAAGTGTATCAAGAACACTCTCAACTTCTGCTGCCTTCGTCTCTGTTTCACCCTTCTCTTCCGTCTTTTCTTTAGTTTCAGGGGTATCCTCCTTCTTCTCTTCTGTTTCCTCTACCTCTTCCTCTTGTGAAATCGTTTTCACAAGGTCTTCAGGAACTTCAAGTTTATCGAGAACTTCCATAGACTTCTGGAGAATATCACTGATAACAGGATCTTCACTGTCATCAATCCCCTTCTGTAAAGCAGAAGGATTAGCGGGAATGAGTACCTGAGAAACCTCAAGCAGTTCAACTTCAAGATAAACCCTGTAGGGGATTGGGTCTTTTTCAGCATCCAGGTTGAGTAACTTTGCAATTTCTGAAGGGTCTGAAGTAGATTTCCTCGGAATAAAACCTACGCTGAAAGCAGCCAGCCCTTCCTGAGCAAGAGTAAAACCCCAATCAGCCTGTGGGTTACCTTTTCCAACGAGATACTTGAAAGTCGCCTCAAGAGTCCTGTCTTTGCTGTTCACCTTAATCTTCTCACACACTCCTATCTGGGAGGTGAGATCATAATAATCATGGGAACTGAGAAGCACAGGATGAGCCTTGTAATTCTTAAGATCACTCTTCCACGCCTTTGCAAGTATCACTTCCCTGTACCTGTCAACAGTCTCATCACTGATTACAGCCTCTACTGTATTAGTTTCAGGGTCTACCCCTTTACACACTCCTTTAAAAACCTTGTGTATAACTTCTGGCTTAGACATCTGTTCCCTCCTTTACTGTTACTGGTATTGTCATACAACTGCATCCTATTGAGGACTCAGCCGTAGAACCTAAGTCACATGGATATTTTAAGTTTGCCTTAAAATATCCATCTATGTCAACGGTGCAGTTTTGCAGAGACTTATGCTGCTCATCCCCACAGTGTAACCATGTATGCTGCTTAATCCCAAAGCGTTTCATAGCAGCTACACGCCCTTGATTTATAGCCCCTACAGCCTCAGTCCGTGCGATTGTATTCATCTTTGCAGCAGCTATATTGTAGACCTTTCTTATCTTTGCAATGATGTCTTCTATACTCAACCCTTCATCAAGACTTTCAGTTACAAGCTGGACTACACTCCTCTTTAAAGAAGCAACGAGTTCAAAAGGAATTACAGACAGCCTTGAATTTATCAGATAGTCAAACTCTTTAGGGTTGAACACAAAGTCTATCACTCCGAGTTCTATAGCAATAGATTCTACCCCTGATTTTATACTCATAGTATACGCATGTTTCAGCATACGCTGGAGCCTCTTGTCCTCGTCATCAGGAAATACTTGTACTCCTACATCCCCTTCAGATGCTTTTTTATAATCAGATAACATCTGTGTTACATTTTTCAAGACCTCCTTGCGTTGCTCAAAAACAAACTTCTTCAGTTTCGAGGCAAACATCTGGGAGGCTGAATTTACTGAAGCAGAAAATCTGCTATAGGATGTATGTGCAGGTTTCACTGTCTTCCCTCCGCTATCAGAAGGTTGGGGGGCAGAACCCGCAGGAACCTTGTTCTGGTCAATCCACCACTTATCACCCCATTCAACTTCTGACATTCCAAGGTTAAGTCTTTTGTTTATCATATTGATAGGGAAGCCCATCTGGTAGAGACGCTCTGCTGCGTCAACCTTCCTGTAGTAATCCTCCCTCAACGCCTCTACTGTATTGAGGTCAAACTTTACTTGAAGGTTCCCTACACCTTTGCCTGTAAGTTTTGAGACAAAGTGTGCGTTTATTACATCCTCAAGAAGAATTATCTTCGGCACAAGGGTTTCAACCCAGAAAGCCCTGTGAGCAGCACGTACACCTTCATAAGAACGCATCTGATTATATATACCTAAAACAACTGTGTTAGTCCCAAAGGCAGCAAAGATTTCGTCCCTTGTTATCTCTTTCATATTTACAAACTCAAGGTCTTTATGACTCAGGGTAAAAGGCTTGTACTTACCACCACCCTCAATGATTGCTATCTTGTGTGCCTTGGTATAACCCTGATGCCTGTCCTCAAATGCCCTGAGCATCCTGTTGTATGCTTCATCAGTCAGTTCTTCGTCAAACTCGATAACACCTCCTACAGAAGCACCGTTGATAAAGAAGTTTTTATTATGCTCACCAGTAAAGTAGTCTTGCTCTATAGAGAGAGATGCTGCATCGAGCGGAGAAAGCCCACGAAGGTCATCGTAAGGATTGAAGTATTTGAAGTGAAGAACGTCATCGACATCGAAAGTCACTTCCTTACTTGAGGCTAACTTGTATTTCCACCCTTCCATGACACCTTCATCTGTAATTATAGCCTCAAACCTCATAGGATTAAGCACCCATATCTCTGTAGGGAGGTCTGTAATCTTGTCTCTTCCGTCAAACACCCAGAACGCTTCCCCAAATATCTCAAGGTAGGTCATAGTACTTTCTATTAGGGAGGTGTCTGTCATGTAGGGGTTAGGCTTCTTGAGCAGATCATAGAGACTGTTATTATAATCAGGTTTCGGCATATCCTCCCCACTCAGGGAGACATCAGTGGGATAGGTCAGCATGGGAACCCTGCTTATATTTTGTGCTATCTTACGGACAGAAGCATAAACCCAAATAGAGTTCTTATAAGGTTGCTGTACGTGTTTTGAGGAACCAAGGACAACCCTCAGTGTTTTGAAGAAAGTCTGATCTGCTGGAAGTGGCCCAACTACACCTTTGCTCTTTTTACGCTTGAGAAAATCAAATAATCCCAAAGGCTCCCTCCTTTTCTGTCATAATATTAGTGTAATACTCTGACCTATCTATGTCAAATCCACCTTACTCTTACACGCTTCTTCTTTCTGAAGTAGTTATAAACAGCATATCTCAAAGTATCCATATAGTGGTCATTGCTCTTTATAGGCTCATCTATCGGATCTCCTGTTTTAGGGTCAGTCTTCCATGAGTAAAGGCGTATCTCTCTTATCAAGTCTGTTGCGTATTCTGGAATGAGCAGGTGAAACTGCTTGACAGCCTCTATTCCAGAAGCAACGTCTTTCAGTGCAGGTTTGATGTTATACCCTGCCTTGCGTATCTCTTTTAGTCTGTCTGGCTCTGAAGAATCAGCAAATATAGGTTCAGTCTTCTTCAGGTTTGTCTTCTTCATAAGTTCTATAATCTCAGGGGTAGTCTTTCTCACAGCGTATATTTTAGGAATAAGATATAGCAAGTGGGGCTTTTCCCTGTCCCTTACTACCTTCAACAGTGCTGAAGGAGAGTTATACCCGAAGTCCATCCCATAACAAACATCCTTCGAGAATTTAGTCACATCTACGTCTGGTATGATTGAGTAATTGTGGTATATCAGATTCTCAAGCCTGCCCCATTCGCCAAGAACATATATCCTGTAGTAATTAGGATCTTGATTGATGAGATCTTCAAGCATCTCCTTATAGTCCTCTGACAAGAATGGGTTATCCTTATAAGTAGAGTGTATCCACGTAATGTCCTTTTCGACGTCATATACCCTCTGTTTAATCCAGTGGTTTTCATCAATGGGGTTGCAAGCGAGGAATATCTGATTACGCTTCCCATCCCCAGAAGGTGCGGACAGCCTCAACTTGAGCGTAACGTAGTCAGAATAATCAAATTCAGTAACCTCTTCTATAAATACATAGTTCCACTCTGAAGATTTTATCTTCTCGAAGTTATCAAGGGAGCCAAAGTGCAGAAGGTTGTCATTGAAAAAATAATTAAGAGTTATCTTCTCACCTTTCACCCTGCTTGCCATACCAATACTGTTGAGAATCTCCTTGAATGTCACCAGCGTAGATATTTTAAGTGAAGGGAGCGTCTTCCTCAATACGAGAAAACGCTTGTTCTTTTCAGTAAGAAACTTTGTAACAAGCAACTGCATGATGCTGTAACTTTTAGATGACCTTGCTCCTCCATAATTAGCAACTACCCTGGTATTTGCCTCAAGATTCCGGTAGAAGATTCGTGTCGCCTTTATCTGTATGTTCAATCTTATCTCCCTCCTCTTCTTTTTCTATCTCTGCTGGAACTATACTGATATTAACAACATCCTGCTCTGATATATTTTCAGTAGACATTCCGAGTGCAAGCCTTTCCGTCTGTACAAGAGGCTTGAACAGCGGAGCAAACTTTCCAACTGCCCCAAGAAGGGATAACGCATCAAGGTCAGTCAACTCCTTGAACACTAACTCAGGATTTGCTTTTAACTTCTCTGCCAGAGCCTTTGCAGGCAGCATGAGCAGCAACTGTAACTGCTCAACCTGCTTTGCGTGCCTCATGCACACTTCTTCTATCTTTTTTATTTTCTCCTCTTCCGCTACCTTTGCAAGATAGGCATGATAGGCATTTCTTCTGTCAGTCCACCTGTGTTTATTCATCCAGTCATAGGCAGTCCCTGCCGTAGTATTCACTTCTTTTGCTATCTCTTCCATACTCTTTCCTTCAAGGAAAAGCCTGAAAGCCCTGTAAGCCTTGTCAGTCTCTCTGTCTAACTTCTGCCATATCTCTCTCATAGTCTGTACCTCTCAACTTCACTGCACAATTTCTTTACCTTATTATCTATATAGGCAGTAAGTTTGTCAATATCAAGATACGAGGAAATGTAATTAGCGGAGTTCAGTCCAGGAGGTATAGCCTCAGTAACATGCAAAGGGATAAGCCCGTGCTTCCTGAGCGTAAGCATAGCCTTATCAACAGTCATATTATTCAACTTAGGTGTCAGAATAATCCTCCTGAACTTATCAAGGTCTTCCTCAAAACCCCTGTTCACGTACATCCTCTTCAGTATAGTGAAATTAGAAGGAAGAAACGGAACTATTATCAGCTCTATGTTCCTTCCCTTGTATACCTTGCAATGTGGATACTGCTTCGTAAGCAGTTGGAAATTAGTATGTACACTTGACCTCATATACTGCATAGGAGTAAGAGGCTCAGGCATAAAGGGAGTCATAAGCATAAAAATCCTCAGCATCATGACCTTCTTCTTCCTGTCTACTTCTTTTACAACCTGTGCAAGATGATCGAGATCATAAAGAATACTATCCCACGTCTCCCACGGATAGCCGATGATACAGTAAGTCTTCACCTTCATATCTACAGTAATCTTCCTCTCGTAAATCTCTATAATCTTCTCCTGTATCTGCTCATCAGTAATGTGCTTGTTCACTACCTTGCGAGTCTCATA